GCTTTAGTTTATGGTCCTAACTATACGGGTTACAGAGAACCCAAAACAGAAGAACCCAAAACAGAAGAACCTAAAACTGAAACCGCGTTAGTGCCAATAAAAACAACAAAAGAAACTGAAACCGCGTTAGTGCCAACTACTACAACAAAAGAAACAGAAACAGCGTTAGTACCAATAACAAATTCAACAACAACGGAGTCTTCTGTTGTTCCTTATGAAAATAATAAAGTTCCTAGATTAGCGTTAGAGAGAGGCGTTGATGAAAGAGTAGAAGAATTAACAACAGATGAAACAGATGAAACAGATGAAACAGATGAAACAGGGGAAACCGGCGAGACATCAGATGAAGCAATTAATAGTCAAGTAATAAAACCGATAAATAAAATGGTTTATTCAAATTCGTCATTAGTCTTAAGAAATTATTTTTTAAATAAAAATTATTATTATTTGATTAACTCTGTATATATAAATTCAGATGAAAATGGTCAAAAATTTATCAAAGATTCATTAAAAAAAATGGTTACAGTAGATATAAAAGAAAAAACCAAAAATCTCAGTATCTCAGCGTATAAATATAGTGTTGAATCTATTGATATTGTAAAAAATAGTGGTGGCGGCGATTGTTTTTTTATAGCAGTTTCTGATGGTATAAATCATTATAATTATTATAATCAAAATAATAGAATAATAAGCGGTATATATGGAAAAAATAATAACTTATTTACTCCAAAATATTTGAGGGGATTAGTGTATGATTTTATTGAATCATTAGATAATATTGATGATTTACTGAAAAATATAGCGCCATTAAATGCACATATGTTAAATGATATTTTTAGGACGCAGTTAAAAAAAATCGAGGAATTGTCAGAACAAAAGGAAGTATCATCAGAAAATTATATAGATATTGCGAAAGAAGTGTATAAATCAAATAATAATTTTTTGGTAAATAACATAATAAATGTGCCGATACACATTGATGATTATTATAGTCCATTTAAACCGATAACTAAAAATTATGAATTAAAAAATTATATATTGAGTAGTGAATATTGGGCAAATCATGTGGCAATTGAAGCGTTATGTAAAAAATTAAATTTAAATATAATTACTATTGAAAAAGCAGAAACAATAAGTATTCCTTTTGCTTTGTTAAAACAAGGTAATAATTGTAATAAATATATGTTTTTGTATTATAAAAGTGGTCATTTTGAATTAGTTACATTTAAATACAAATATAGACAACCAAAATTGAATTCTGAAAACTACATTACAGGATACAATACATTAATAAAAAGAGTAACTATATTTCAAAAAACAGATATGCCACCTATTTATATGATGTTTTTAATTTATGGTTCTTACTATTGTTCATTAGATTCATCTAATAAAGAAATTTTTGCGTTCTATAAAAATATAATGATTTTATTGGATAATTTAATTAATAATAAAATACTTAAAGACGCAATAATAAGTGACAAATTTAAAGAAATTTTCACTACAGTTTTTCCAAATACAAAAAATGTTTCTACCATAGGTGGAGCAATTACATCTCCTTATTCAAAAACTATATATCCTAGAACAGTATACCCAACAACACCGATAAAAAAGAAGGATGAAACCTCAAAATTAGCGTATCAAGTGACGATTGATATGCAATTATATCCAGGAACAAGTATTCCTCCAGAAGAATTAAAAAAGTTGAAATGTACTCAAAAATGGAATTCTGTCCAAAAATCATGGTCAGAATTGACTGGTAAACCGTATGTTATTAAACCCGTATATAACCAAAAAACAGTGAAAAACAAAGAAGACCCAAAAAATAAAACAGAAAAAAATGGAGTAAAGCAAGAAAATGAAACGAGAAAAAATAAACAAACAAAAGGAGGTCAAAAAACAAAAAAACGTTTATTCTAAAAACGTTTTCAAAATTTAATCACCTGTATAGAATTTTTCAAAATTGAATTTCGAAAACGCTTCCTTTTGCGCTTTTCTTTGTTTCTCTCTTTTTGCTTTTTCCAAAACAGCGATTGCGGCAGCTAATTCAGGTTCAGTAACATTTCCATCTTCATTAGTATCTATAAGTTTATGTAAAACTCTATAGTTAGGAGGAACAATACACAATTGTGACTCTTCATTAAATAAATAATCAGAGAGAATAGTGAAGACAGCAGTTAATCCTAAGGCAGTATATATATCGCGAGTACCCATCCAAGCCATTGAAAATACTAGAAGTTGTTTACTCACAGTGTATTTCATGTATTCTTCAGTTGATTTACTAAATTGTATAGTAATAAATTTAGACCCAATGTTAAGAAGTATCATAACAATTCCAGCGAAAAACTTGCTATTGTTTAAATACATAATATGATGATTAACATAAGATATTCCATTAAATAATGGTGTAAATATAGTAGTTTGTCCACCAAATTGTTGTGTGTTATTATTATTGATTGGACTTCCGGTTTGTATTTGTGTTGTATTCATTATACTAAAATAATATATTATTATATTTTTACATTATTCCAAATTTTCTAAAAAGATTTGAAATATCGGAAGATGTTTTATTGTAAAATCCTTCACTGGTAACGCGTACATTTCTTACAACTGGTCTATAATATTCTCTAATCGTAGGCGTGAATTGTTCTTGTTTTTTAAAATTTATAACATTTAAATACGCTGAAGTTAAAATAATTAATATAAAAAAGATATAATATATTAAATATTTCATATATTATATTAAGTTTTAAAATGTGGAATAATTTTCTTTAAATATAGATTTATCGGATGATTCAACATCGTTACTTTGTGAGCGATTAACAGGTATTTCATTAGATTTCTTTCCCTTTAACATAAAACTCTCTCTTTCGATTAAATTAAATCCTTCAGTTCCACTGGTTTGTTTTTGACTCATTCCCATACTAGAAGATGAAGAGGACATTTGTTGCGCAATTTTATTTTTCATTTGTGTTTTAATATCATCAGAACTATTTCCAGAAGGATCAGTAAATCCTTCCATAGTTCCTAATCTAATTGGACTCTGATTAAAAGCTATAATTAAAAATAAAATAGCAACAACTCCAAGGATTTTGTTAGTATAACTAATTCCTAAAATAGAGAATATAAGTATTGTTCTGCCTAAATAAGTATCAAACAAAAAATCAAAAACTCTTGCTTGTGTTAATAAAATAACAAGTATTAATGTAGCGACGCAACCGACATTATTTTTACTAACTAATTTAAGGTTCATATATAAATAATCTTATATAATTTTTTTGGAAATATATAATTTCAGAGATATAATTTCAGAGACTTTTATAAATTATTATCTAATTTTTTAATAAGAGAGATGTCTTTAGCAACGTGTGCGGCCCCATTCGATGAAACAGAATCATTTACAAATAGTTCTGATAATAATTATTTAAATAATAAAAAACGACATAATAGAACTCAAAAGGTTTATCCAAAAGAAAGTTTTGATACATCTAAAGTTAATTCGGTTTTAGAAAAACTCCATAATAATTCAGATAATGATGATGATGATATGGGTAATTTTAATCCTCCACCTAAACCAATTTCGGCAGGAGTCCAAAAAACAAAACCAAAAGAAACAATGGCTACTATGGAAAATAATAATGAAGTAGTGTTTAGAACATTAGGTAAAAGTCCACAACCGAATTATGAGGGAGGTAATGATTTAGATTTAAATGACTATAAGAATTATGGTGACGAAAAGACTAATGAAGAATATTATAAAAATATTTTACCGGGATATAAAAGTAATGTAAATATGACTAATAAACCATATTATAGTATTTCGAATTATAACAACCAGGAACAATCACAGGATGTGCTATTGAAAAAAATTAATTATATGATAACATTATTGGAGGATCAACAAGATGAGAGAACTAATAATGTTACAGAAGAAGTTGTATTATATTCATTTTTAGGTATATTTATTATTTTTATTGCGGATACTTTTGTAAGGGCAGGAAAATATGTTAGATAAATAATAGAAATTATATTATGTTGTTATAAAATAATATAATTAAACAATTTAAACCAATAACACTATACTATTGTAGTGATATAAAATGATTAAATATTTAATAATCCATAATAAACATGAAGGTTGTTATGATTTTCAGTATTATGAAGATGAAGCAGCGAAATTGAGACTTACGTCAATAACTATAAATCCACCAAAAATTTTTATGTTTTCTTCTAGAGAAGAAGCGCAGGATTTTTTCGAAGAATACATTAATGATGTCGATGTGATAGACCCAAGATGTAGAAAAGATGACGAAATTCAACATAAAAATTATTGTACTTGTGGTATTATTGAATTAGATGACAATGAAAATCCTGTATTATTTTATAATAAAAGAAACCAAATATTTCTTATGGAACATGGTCCACAAATCTTCGTCGTTCCAAATGAAATAAAAGACGACATAAAAACTTTTAATTTAACCAATAAAATTATGAGAAAATGTAAAACACTTGATAGTGAACAAAGAAAAAGATATATTGAACTAGGTAAATATTGTGAAGAATGCTCAGTTGATGATGAAAATCCAGAACAAAGTGAAGATGTGAAACAAAGTGAACCTGTGAAACAAAGCGAACCTGTGAAACAAAGCGAACCTGTGAAACAAAATGAAATTAAGAACACTGACATTGATAAAGCAAATAACTTAATAAAATTAGAATTAGAAAATGTAGTAGAGAGTATAATAAACAAAAAATCTAAAAAAGAAAAGACTGAAAAACCAGAAAAATCTGAAAAACCAAAAAAACCCAGAAAGAAGAGTCCCGAAAATAAAGACAATACTTAATTAATTATAAAGGTTTCATTAGATTTAAATGTAGGATAAGCGAAATTATAAAAAAAATAAGCAGTTGGACTAATGATATTAGGTTTTGTTTTAAGTAAAAGATTTTTTATTATTATATTGTTATCAGATATATCCTCTATTGCACAATAACCAAAATAATTATCATTCGCTATTTTCCAAAAACTTATTTTATATCCTTGTATAAAAATATCATCATTTGTATTAGATAATGATGCGAAACAACTTAAAACTTCCATGCCAACCGCTACTTGTACGCAAGATTTACGGAAAAAATAAGCGCTAATTACAGAATCGTCACTTATTATAACATAAATATAAATATTTTTGGTCTTTATTAGTTCAATAATATTTGAAATTTCAGGCATTATTAAAATACTAAATTTGTTACTATTCTCTCTAATAAAGTTAAATAAATGATTAAAATTTTGTGAATTTATTTCGATTAACGCATATTCACTAGAAAGATTGAATGGTTTAGTCCAATTAGTAACTGGAAATCCATATGTAGAATATATACATAAAGGTACTATTCCAGTTAATTCATCTTCTCTCTTAAAGAGAGAAATAACTATGTTTTTATTTGTGTATCGTTGATTATAATGATGAGTTTGTATTATCTGCTGCGCTAATCCTTTTTTTCTATATAATTTATCAATACATAAGTAATCAACATAATAAACACTAAATTTAATATTTTTATCATTTATATCATTATTTATAATTACATTAATTGGTCTAGACGTCATTACACCTACAATTTTTTTGTCTGTTATCAATACGCCAGATTTTTGTTCTATCATATTATAATCCTCTAGATATAAAGAAACAAATGATTTATCGTTATGACCAATAAAGTATGGTATTATATTTTCTGATTTTGGAGAGAAAATATTGTCTCTATTTTGTAAATAATTTGTTCTGATTAAATTTATAAAACGTTGAATTTGTATTGGTGTCAATTCAGAGTAATTAAATGTTTTAATATTGTAAAAATTTGTGTATTTATTTTTAATTGGTAATGTATCATCTATAATACCAGGTGGATTAATCATATAACTTATATCATAAATATGATATACTGGTTGAACTGCCCAAAAACCAAATTTTAACCTTATATAAAGATAAATTATAAAAATAATAAGTAATCCAAAAAATGAAATATATGATAAGTATTCTAACATCTAATTTTTATAAATATAAATAATACATTTATAAAAACGAGTAGCGATAAAATTTTATTTTATTATAATTATTTTACGTTATATCTTTGTAAAGATTCATTATATATATTTACTGCGTCTATCTTAGCGTAAAATTCACCAACGTAAACACTTTTATTTTCTAAGTCTTTATAATGTTGGAAAAAGTATTTAATTTTTGTTAGAGTATGTGAGTTTATATCTTGAATATCATTAATATTTTTCCATGTGGGGTCTATTCTCTCTATTGGACATACAATCATTTTTGGGTCATTCCCTGCGTCATCCTTTGTATCGATATAACCTAATATTTTACATCTAATTTTACATCCGGGTATTAATTCATCATCCATCAAAACAACAACATCAAGGGGATCTTTATCTTCGCTTAATGTATTTGGAACAAAACCATAATTAAATGGATATTTAAATGGTGTATGTAAAATTCTATCACACACAATTATATTCATATCTTTATCATATTCATACTTAATATGACTTCCTTTAGATATTTCAATAATTACATCAATTTCACTCATTAAATAATAAAAATAAATAAAAATAGACCGTTAAACGTGAATATATTAATTAGGTTTAACAAATACATATAAATATTGGTTTTCATAAGCGCATTTTAACATATCAATTTTTGCTTGTAAAATAAAACCACAATCTTGTGCAATATTAACAATAGTTGAAGTATCTTCCATATATAATTTATGTTCTTGTTTTCTTACGGAACCATCGTTAAACTTAAATTTTTCATCAAATGTCGCTAAATCATTATCTTTATCTAAGTTAAAGTTAGCCGTATAAACAAAATCATCAAATGTAATTTTTGTTTTTGTTATTCTTTCTTTAGCGTATTTTTGAGGTGAAACAATATATAATGGATTACCTGGTGGTAATATAGGGTCAAACTTCTCTCTATCTACAAGATGAACAATTAAAAATCCACCGGGCATTAACCATTCTATCGCATTATAAAAGAATTGTCTCTTATCTTTGATGTAATAGATAGTAAAATATAAACATAAAATATGAGTTACTGAATTCATTTTAAATAATCCATTATCGATAGCGTTGCCAACTATAAATGTCCTATTGGGATATAATTTTTTTGCTTTTTCAATCATAGATGGTGACGAATCTATACCAATAATATTTAGATTTTTCTGCGCTAATTGCTCAACTGTATTACCGGTTCCGCATCCGATGTCGACAATGATACTAGTTTCATTTGGAGTTGATTGATTTATAATAGTTCCAATTTCATAATCATTTCTTATAGTATTATAAACTAAATAATCATATACTTCGGCGTAAAACCCATCATAAATGTCATTATTCTCCTCTTTAAAAACGATACCGTCTCTTTGAATCATTCCTTCTCTCTTAGGCATAATATTTTTGAAAAAAATTATCGTAATTAGAAGTAATGATATAATTACTAAAATTTTACCAAAATTAGATAATTTATTGTAAAAATTTATTAATGATTTAAGTGTTTTCATCTATATGTATTGTTGTTATTTTTTTTGTATAAATTTTAAATATATGTCTGAAACAGAAATAAATGATATAAGAGGATATAGTGAATTTAAAGGTATTTCATTTTCAAAATTTAAAAAAACAGATGTAAAAAAAGAGTTGCTAAATAGTTTAATAAATTCTAAAATAGAACCAGCGTGTTATTGGAGTGCGGAGTTGATTTGTGCGGGACATTATAGTGATTTATGGGAAACAATATTATTTTTTTACACAAAACATGTTCATTTAGGAAATCCTAAAATTGCTATATATTTAGAACTAAGAATAAAACATTTTAAAGAAATTATAGAAAATGGTTATTTAGATAATGAAATTAGGTTGCGAAACAACAATAAAATTAGAAAGTTATTTTGTGAAGTGATGTGTATTTTATGTGACGCTAAACGAAAACATAGTTTTGATACCATTAAAATAAAAAAGGAAGATTTTGATATGACACAAATGCGTGATAAATTCAAGGCAATATCAAATAAATACGCTCAGGATATTTTTTTAGACGAAGACCCAAAAGAATTATTTCCGGCAATTAATGAAATAGGATATAATATTTCTGAAGAGGGTAAAAATGTAATGGATGCGTGTTATTGGTTAGAATGGATTATGGAATTTGAAAATGTATGTAAAAGTAAAAAAGAAAAAATATTTTGTGAAAGGAGAAATTTTTCACAAGTTGAGACAAAATTCCAAAAAGATATAATATGGGTCGTATGGGATTTACTTATATTTGAAGCAGGTAAGCGTTCAAAATTAATGAAAAAAATTTTAAATGCTTTATTAAATTTGTTTTGTTTAAAATATACGTCAGGTTGTCAAAAAAAACGCAGAAATATTTTATATTTTGCTATTACGTTGTTGTGTGAAAATCATATAAATAATGAAGATATTATCAGGGAACTTCAACAAGAAAAAATAAGTAATGTTATAAAAAAAATAGATTTAATTTATAAACAAATTAAAAAAAATGAAGTTTCACCGGGAACAGATTATTTATTTAAAGACATCAAATCAAGTAATTTAGAAAAAACAATTGAAAAATTAGAAACTATGAATACATTTGGAGAGACATTTATACCGCGAATATAAAATATTATACTGCGAATATAAAATATTATGTAGTTTAAATATATATGGTGAAAACAAATAAAAGATTTTTCAAAAAAAATTTTACGCGTAGAAATTTTGGTAGCAATTCTCTAATGTCATTTCAAAAAGAGATTACAGTTGTATTTTTAGAAATACTTTTAATGGTTAAATTATTTCACTGGAAAACAACAAGTTATGCAACACATAAAGCAACTGATGAATTATATACAAAATTAAACGCTAATATTGATCAATTCATAGAGACACTTTTAGGAAAGAGTGGAACTAGGATAGATTTAATGAGTAATAGAAATATTAGGTTAGTTGATTTAAGTTCTCAAGAGAAATTAAAGAGAGAAGTAGATAATTTTAAATCTTACTTAGTTAGTTTAGATAATAATAAAGTTTTAAATAAAATGACCAATACTGATTTATATAATATACGCGATACAATTTTAGGTGATTTAAATCAATTCTTATATTTATTAACATTTAAATAAATCTGCGAAATTATATGATAAAAATTAATATATATTTTTATTATAATGGATAAAACAAACAATTTATCGGACACTATAGTACAAACAAATTTAACTAGTGATTTCGCAGGAAATAGTCCATCTATATCTAATGAAGGTGAAGGTTTTTTTGATAGTTTAAAAAATATAAATGTTACTACATGGTTATTAATTATTTTAATTTTAGCGTTTTTAGGTTTTAATATTTTTGTTTACTTAGCTAAAGGAACTCAAGATATAACTAATTTTTTTGGTCCAGTTGCTGAAAAATTATTTGGCGCTTCAGTTGGAGTCACAGGACAAACAGTTGATGTCGCAGCGGAAGGCGCTAAAGCTGTTGTTGGCGGAACAGCTGCTACAGTAAAGACAGGATTAACAGCAGTTCAGGACATAACACCCAATTCAGCAAATACGAGCATTACATCTCAACCTATTCAAAATATTCCTCCAGCGCAAATAGATAATACTTCATTAAATAAAGCAATTAACACAGCGAGTCAAAATCAAAATGAAAATCAACAAGATTATCAAGCGCATGAAGCGCAAAGTTCGATTCATAGCGCTGGTAAAACAGGTTGGTGTTTTATCGGAGAAGACCGTGGATTTAGGAGTTGTGCACAAGTAGGTGCGGATGATATTTGTATGTCAGGAGATATATTTCCTACTCAAGAATTATGTATAAATCCTAATTTAAGGAAATAAAAAACTATATTTTGAGAATTTAATATTATATTTATATATATGTCAACCAACGATAATGATGATATTGAAGTAGACATGACTGATTACGAGAAAGAAGAGGAAGAAACACCTTTATCGGAAGAAGAAGTTGAGGAAGAAGTTGAGGAAGAAAATGTTGTTCCTGAAGAAGAACCATCATCTGATACACAAACTGCCGGTAAACGCAGAACAAGACGCTCAAAAAGACGTTCAAATAAGAAACGCTCTAGAAAAGTTCACAAGAAAAGACACACAAAAAGACATAGAAAAACCGCAAGAAAAAATAGAAAGTATACAAATAAAAGGAAATAAACTACCATGAATTACTATGATATTGTAATAGTATTTGATGGATTCGATTCAATTGTATTACTCAATGATGTCATATATATGTTAATAGTTCCCGATGATTTTTGAAAAGTATATGAATTAACGTCGGATACAGAAACATTGGTTAATAACTGTTGATTTAAATATATATTAAAACTTGTTATAGGTAAACAATCAGACACTTTATAAGTCCATGTTAAAGTGACCGTACTACTTACAACAGTCGCATTAATAATTGGAGCAATCGGTTTTAGAGCACTAACGAATCCTTTATAACCTTGTGGCCATTTATCATTACTATTATTCATAAAATATCTTGATCTAGGAAACCATGTTTGTAGTTTATTATTCCAACATAAAGAAATAGGTTTACCCGGAACATCCGAGAAATATGTTGGATAGCATAAGGTAGCATTTCTAGGTCCTTGTTTTATAATTTGATTGGTACATGGATTAGCTAATGTTCCACAAACTAGGTTTCCACCATCTTTAATTTCATTTGACGGACAATTAAATGGATTTTGAACGTTATATTGGTATGGTCCAGAAATATTATTGGGTGCTCCAGTAACTTGATTTGGGAACGGATATGTTTCAAAATTAACACGTAATAATCCAGTTGTATTCGGATTAGTATACGTTTGTGATTGTGTTGCGAATACTTTAGTTCTGTTAGGTCCCCCTCCTTTCGCAAGTTGTGAATATTTTTGATTTTTAGTTAGAAGAGCGCTATTTGCTTTATATTGTAAAATATTACCTTTATACAATAATTTATCTTCATAATTGGCTTGCGCTTGACTTACAGTTTGTCCCGTTAAAGGTATAAAAGATTGCGTATAATCACTATTTGGAATTATAAAAGTACATTGATTTTGAACTCTAGACCAAACTTTAGGTGGAATTGGTAAATAATATGAAGACATATATATAAATTATTTATTTAATTATACAAATAATTTATTAAACTATGTTGAAAGTTAATAAAGTCCAGGACCAGTTGGATTATATGAATCTCCAGAACCATAAAAGAACCATCTCAAAGATAAATAATCATACATTTTATCAGTCATACCTGAATTGCCTATCATCTTAGTATTAGGTCCATTCGCTACAAGTTTTTGTATCGCAGCAGTTCCTAAAGCGTAATTATAATACCATAAATTTGATATATAACCATCAAAACCGCCATTCATCGCCACATAAACATCACCATAATTTTGTTTGGGAATTCCAATCAAATTAACACTCCTAGTAATAGTTCCGTTGACGTAAACATCTAAAGTAGTATTTTGACATCTTATAATAACATTAAACCATTTGTTTATGGGTATGTCAGGTATAAGAATTTCTTCATTAATAACGTTGTATGTATTCATAACAACAACTAAGTTATTTTTATGGGGTGTAATGTATAATCCTGGCGCATTATTAGGATAAACCATTCCGTCTTGTCTCAATTCACTATTTCCTTTACTAAAAACATGTTTATAAGTTCCTGTATTATCAAAACTATTAATAAAAATCCAAACAGACCAAGTAAATTCTAGACCATCGGTAGCGTTGACAGATCTATATATAGTAACTGCGCCACTATTACTAGGGTCTTGCTCAAATACTATCATTTGTGAAGCGTCAACACTACCATCTATTAGATGAGGAGAATCGTTCGGTTTTAAAAAATAACCTAACAACGAAATTCCAACTTTTAACAGTAAAACAAATAAAAATACTACCATAATTAAAAAAGCAAATTTAGATACTAAACTATTTGACTCTAAAAAATCCTTTGATCCAGAAGTTCCAGTTTCTGTTGCTGAAAATGATTTAAATGTTCCATTGTCGCTCATTGTATATATTAATTAAATAAAAAAATAAGATTATTTAATATATTAAGTTGTATAGGTGCTTTGGACTACTCCGTTTTGCATCAAATTGATTTCTATTTGATAGGCGTTGAAAATACTAGACCATGATGACGAGTAACCCTTTGTATAAATATTCCATACTTCTTGTGGATTTAGTGAATTAGGATAATACTGTAAATTACCAGTCCATCCATCGAAACCTCCTAAAGGAGTAACATAAATATTAGCGTTATTATTAACGCTCGCTACTCCTGGTAATAAACATGTGCGGACTAATTTACCGTCTACATATACATCCATAGATCTACCATATACACTAATTACTAAATTAACCCATTTTTGAATAGGAATATTAGAAACACCACATGTATGGACAACTGTATTCCCCCCGGGAGTAGAAGGTTCTTGATCAACACCAGGATAGCAACCTAAAGATATAGCGACATTATTTTCAACAGCACCTAAAACAACTGCTGGACAAGGGTCTAATCCGTTAATTCCCGGAACCGGTCCTTGACCGTCTGCGCTGGGAGCACCCATTCTCCCAAATATAACTTTGGGTTGTCCATAACGATAATTCCAATCATTAATATAGAACCAAACAGAGTAAGCAAAATTTGATGAAGGAACATCACTGTCATTTGTAGCTAAAGATGTTGCATCAATCGTTGATGCCGTTTTACCATCTTGTACACCTTGAAGTGTATTTTGGTCTGAAAAAACATATCTCATCAACATATAAAGTAGAACTATAATTAGAATTGTAATTACAATACCTAAAGGTGTCATTATATAATATAGACTTAGAAATTTTTATAAAATATTTGTTTAATTATTATAATTATGTTTCTGGTTGATATGAGTAATTGATATCAGATTTTTTAGGTAATAATTGTTTTGTTTCATTAACAATAGGCGGTGTTTTATTTTTAATCGTATTATATAAATAATAAATATTATTTGAACTTAAAACATGTTTATAATAAATAACATTACATATACCCCCTTTAATACCATTGTTCTCTCCAATTGTTAAGTTATCGAGTTTATAGTAAGGAACTACTCCTACATTTGATTTAACTAATTCACCATTTAAAAATATATCTAAAATACCTCCGTCATAATTTATAATAATGTTATTCCATTTTTGTAGCAATATATTATTGTTTTTATATAAAATTCTATTATTTTTTTCATCAAACTCAGTTAATTTTGATTCTGTATCTGCTTGCTCCATTGTTACCATAAGAGTATTTGTTTGCCCATTATATAAAACATTAGGTTTTCCACCAAAGTTCAATAGTGAAGTATATTTAGTATATGATGGGTTCGTATTAGGAGGCGCAGAGTCAATATATACCCAAAAAGATAACGCAAATTTATAATTAAAATCATCACTACCATTCAATTCTTCATAAGTTCCTAATGAATATTCAGTATCAGTATAAACAGGGTCATTTAACAATTGATTTCCACCTTGTAAATATATTTTATTAACTAAAGACGGTGTATTGAAATAAATTATAAATAAAATTACCGTAATTATAATCATTAAAATAGAACCCATTGTTGTACCGTCTTGTTCTCCTGAAATCGTTTTACCTATAAAATCAAAAATACTACTAAATAAACAAGGAATATAAAATAATGTATTTGTTAATAGAGTAAAAAAAGCGTTTTTCTTTGCATTACCACCTGGTAATTTCACGTTTATGGTTTTATTTATTAAACCTAAAATCAGTATTACCAAAAGTATGTTCAAAACAAAACTTGTTGTTCCTGTATTTGTACTTAAATTTTGTACTCCATAAACAATCCAAAATATTATTAAGCATGAAATTATTAATCCAAATAAAACTAATAACCCCCTTTTAATTAAACTTGTGTCAGTTGTAGTCACTTGTTTATCCATAACATCAGTAAAAAGACTAGAACCTATTATTACTGACCATATGATAAAAGATATTAACAATAATATCATTATCGCTGCTGAATTAGGTTTATCATTTAAAAACCCTCCAGGATAAGCAACTATACCAAATGTAACTATGATTAAAAATACAAAAAACCCAATCGTATTATATGTTAAAAATGGAGTAAAGTTTTTAAGAAAATTACTACTTTTGTCTTCTCCTTTAATCTCTCTAGTAATATCCGGTAAAGTTAATATAACGATGAGATATAACATGGCAAAAACAGAAATAACTATAGTTAATAATAATGAATAACCAAAATATTCTTGTATATACCCTCCTGGATCAGTATCGTAATAAATAATAAAAATTGTAATCAAACAAAAAAACAATATCAATGATTTTATTCTCTCATAATTAATATTAAAATTTTCTACATAATTTGTACTAAAACTTTTTGAAAACATAAATATACCAAATAACATGGTAACAGGTGTTATTATGTAAGCGTATTCATTAATCGTATCACTTGACGTTAAAGTAAAAAATAAAATTAAAAAAATTGTATATAAAATAACATACGTTACGTTACTAATTTGTGTAAATAAAGTACTAAATTCTTTAAAGTTAGGTAATAATGTAAAACATATACCCAAAATTATTAAAGTAAAAAATAATATAATAAATATATCTCCTACTGCTTTTTGTGATGAACCGTCGCTTTTTGTTGAAGAAATATTTATTTGAAACAACAAAAAGAATATTATTATGATTACCAAAATTAAAATTAATAGTAAAGGATAATAAACAGACGGTGTTTTTATTTTAGGTAAGATATCTTCATTTTTACTGGTGTTGCTTGTTGTAGTATTTTTTAAGTTAGTATTTGTATTCATATATTACTATTATAGAATAATATTGTATTTTATATTGTATTCTAAATTGTATTTAAAGATATTTAAAGAACTAATTTACATATTCTCACTAGCAGTTTTTTTTCCATGACAGTTACGGCATAACGCTATAAGATTTTGTACATCATTTCCTCCGCCATATTCTAATCGTATTTTATGATCTATTTCAAATGTATGATCGAGTTGTTGCTCACAATGACCACATTTCCAATCTTGATTTGCGGCAACATATTTCTTTTTTGTTTCACTTACAGAACGTTTTGTCCCATTTTTACCAGAACTTAATATCTTTCTCTCGTTACAAAAACCCGGAAGACCCGCGGAAGAACTAATTCCATTAAATGATTCCATAAAACTTGATTCTTCGTTATCATTTCTACCAGTAAAGTCAATAATAGGACTTAACATATCCATAGATGTTCTATCCATTGGCATAAATTTAACGACATTATTTGCGTATAATAATAAATTTCTACCTTGGTCAGGATTTCTTTTTAATAATAAATAAATACCTATACCAAGTATAGCGTAAAAAATCATTTTATAATATTTTTTAAATGAAGTCAACATTTTTGTATATTTACCATCCATGTATGTGTTATAAACAAAAAACGCCGTTAATCCTAATATAAATATTTCAAGTCTCATTATATAATTAATAATATAATATTTATATATACATGATTAAACCGATTCAATTAAAAGAATTATCAACCATATTTATATTAATATCGTTCGTTATTATCATTAATAATGTTCATAAAACGAGAGAAACAGAACATTTCAATTATTTATGGTTATCATTAATGTTTATTGCTTATATATTACTAGTAATATATGGAATTCTAATAAAGAATAAAAGTATATATTTACCGGGTTTCTTTATTTTATTTGGTTTAATTTTTATAATATATACTAAAATTTCGACAAAATTCACTTAAAAATATAATAATTTTTATAGAAAAAAGTTATTATAAATTTTCACTAAGTAATATAATTTATGCGTTTTGTTGTGAACTATACATCATTAATTTTTTTGCGTTATTACTGCTACCATTAGAACTGCTAGAACTGCTACCATTAGAGTTGCCTCTATTTTGCATGTGTTCTTGTCCATAAGGACCTTGTAGTTGAATAGTATTCAATAAATCTTTATGTTCACGAGACAAACGAAAAATATTAAGCATAGCCAATACAAGTAAAATATACGGTAACAATACCAAGAACCATGAAATAGATGTATAACCTTTCTTACATAACCATCCTAGAACAAATGTCCAAATAAACGCAAAAAACATTTTAACAACAACAGCGATTACTCCAATTCCATTAAATAACATAATAATAGACGCAATAACCGCAATTATAAAATATATTTTAGCGGGAGTACAAAGTTTACTAAACTCTTTGTTCATTATATTATACCTAAATATTTTATTTTAATGAAAGGAAAAAAGGATTTTTATATCTTTTTGGTCTAATTTTTTTACTAAATATAATTTTTTGTGTTTTTTTGTTCGATTTAAATTGAGGTTCCACTTCACTTATTTGTTTATTATCTAATTTAATCATATCATATAGTATTTGTTTTATCTTATTTAAATCCTTAAAAAGACTAGATAAATTAATGGGTTTATATGATGTGTAATATAAATGTTTTATAAATAGTTCTTTAATACACTTAAATAAATACTTTTCTTTTATACTTAAAGATTTATAATTATTTGATAACATTTCTAAAAAAGTATAATAACAAGTAACAAACCCCCAGACGTCAACATTTTTAATAAAGACATTATCTAAATATTCTCTCAAATTGATATTTCCATTATCCTTAAATTTTGTGTATTTCAATAAAATATTACTTATATAATTTACTATTGTCACCATAGTAAATTCCGTTTCAATTACAGAAGGTTTATGATTTTCAGCTATGTTTTTTATATCATTACTATATAGTAAATAAAAAATTTCGTTCATAAATTTATAGTGACCTGCGCCTCTCTCTTTCATCCAATAATTAATATAATTTAATACAAATGACTTTAATTCATCTAGATTATTGTAGTTACCACCATCTTTAATAAATTTTGAATACATTTCAATAAAATCATCGGTAAAAATAACAACGGAAAAAGGAACATTAAACTGAAATGGTCTATTTCTCCATGTGCTTGGAAATGGCATATTTTTAAATGGTTGATATTCTGTCGATAATCCCCAATCAATTAATCTTGTTTTGAAATTATTTTTTGTGTCATCAACTAAAACATTTGAATCTTTAATATCACAATGATATATATTTTTTTTGTTCATTTGTAAAATACCATTTTTTAATAAATCTAATAATTTTACATGTAATTTATATAGTTTAACAAATGACCCATTTTCATAAATATAATCATCTACAGGTAACCCACCATTCGGCAAATTTAATATCATAACTTCATCTAATTTTGAATTAATATTTGATTTTGTTATATTATTTTTTGGTAAAGCACTACATTTTGAATTGAATTCATCCAAATCTTTTTTTGTTAATTTAGAAGGTTTACAAAGTGTAGCGTCATTCAATAAAAAATAATTATTGTAATCTTTTATCGTATTTAACTTTTCTTTTATGGAATTAATTTCTTCATATTCTTCAATCGCATGTCTCTCTGTCATCAATTTTGAAATTTTATTTGTTTCTCTCTTGTTAGAGGATTCACATTTTAAGGCAGGTTTAAAAACGCATCCATAACCACCTGATGCCAAAACTTTTCCTCCTCTAGTATTTTTAGTATTTTTATTATTTTTTATATTTTTTCTTGTTTTTTTCATATATATATACTTTATAAAAAAGTAAATAATCATTATTTGTCATATAAATAATAGATAGCGCTAATCATTCCTAATATTATTCCTATGTAAATTAACTTTTCTTTTAATTTATAATACTCATTCATTTTCAAATCTTGTGATTTATATTCATTATAATATTTAATGAAAAAATCATTCAGTGATTCTTGTGGTTTTTCTAATTTTTCATTTATTTTGTTATGAATAAAATGCATCCATCTCACAAAAGAATCTCTGTTGTCTAAATATGGTGTTATAGGATATTTATCTATTAACTTACTAAATTCACCTGAAATTTCCTCCACTGGAAGAAAAAGCGGCAGATTTTGTATGAATTCATAATATTTCTTTTTTGTTACAGCGTTTGGATGATGGGGATAAGTCATAGCTAATGTATGTAAAAAAAACCAATAATGTGGACCCCAAACCTTTGGATCTAGATAGATAGTTGTCATATTGTATATCTAAAAAAATATTTAAATTTAATTACGAAATCTTAATATAATAATTAATTATAATTTAAACCTTATTTTATAATTAAATAAATATTATTAATGAGTAAAAATATAAATATATGCAATAATTGTGGCAAACAAGGACATCTATTTAACCAATGTAAATTACCTATAACTAGTTATGGAATTATTGCTTTCAGATCTAGTGGTAAGGGTATACAATATTTAATGTTAAGACGAAAAGATAGTTTTGGTTATATTGATTTTATAAGAGGTAAATATTCTCTCAATAATACTTATCAATTACAAAATATAATTAACGAAATGTCTAACGATGAAAAAAAAAGACTCTTAAATAGTACGTTTAATAATTTATGGAAAAATATGTGGGGAGATACTTTAAGTCATGTATTTAAAAATGAAGAAAATTTATCACAAAAAAAATTTGAACAAATTAAAAATGGAATATTTATTGATAACGTTTTTGTAAGTTTAGACGAAATTATTAAAAATAGCGCTACAAACTGGAATGAAACCGAATGGGAATTTCCAAAAGGTAGGAGAAATTTTAAAGAAAAAGATTTAGACTGCGCATTGAGAGAATTTGAAGAAGAAACTGGAATATCGCGACTTAAATTAAATGTAATTGAAAATTTATTACCGTTTGAGGAAATATTTATAGGAACAAATCATAAATCATATAAACATAAATATTTTTTGGCGCATATTAATGATGAAGAAGAACAATTAAATAATTTTCAGATTACAGAAGTAAGCAAACTCGAATGGAAAACGCTAGACGAATGTTTAGAATCCATAAGACCATATAATTTAGAAAAAAAACAATTAATAATTAATATTAATAAAGTATTACAAGAATATAGATTATATTCATAATATATAGTATTATGACAGATAAAGATCCTTTTTTAACAGATTCAGGTTCTTCAATATCAAGTAATGAAGACACTGCTTCAACTAATAATTCGTCTCGAGAAAGTTCATCAGATAAATCTCAAGCTGGTATATCTAGTGTGCCTCAAGATAATCTATCAACTAAATCTTCACAGCGTTCATCTAGCACTCCTTCGAATAATGGTATATCAGACATCGAAGAAAAAGATGAGTCACTTCCTGAAATACCATCTATGTCTTCGCCATCTGAAGGACAAGTTGAACCACAAGTTACCCCAAAAATTACTCCACAAGTTGAACCAAAAGTTGAACCAAAAGTTGCCCCAGAAGTTGAACCAAAAGTTGAACCACAAGTTACCCCAAAAGTTACTTCAGAAGTTGACCCCAAAGTTACTTCAGAAGTTGAACCCAAAGTTACTAAAGAAGTTGAACCCAAAGTTGAACCACAAGTTACCCCAAAAGTTACTTCAGAAGTTGAACCAAAAGTTACTTCAGAAGTTGAACCAAAAGTTACTTCAGAAGTTGAACCAAAAGTTACTTCAGAAGTTGAACCCAAAGTTACTTCAGAAGTTGAATTACAAGATAGTTACAATTTAAAAAAAGTTTATGAAAAAAATAATTGTAGTAACATTAGAAATATATATGATACAGAATGTAACAAATTTTTGTTAAAAAAAGAAGAATTAGAAAGAATCGCATTATCAGAAGAAAAAGTAGATGAATCATATTTATATCCCAATTTAAATGATCCAAATTTTAATATTAAAATAGCAAACAAGAGAGAATTTTATGAAAATAAATATGAAGGAACTATCCATGAGGATTTTAAAAAACACGCTGACGATTTAGCGAAAATAGGATTTGAATCTATACAACCACATCAAGCATTTGTTAAAAATTTTATGTCATTTCAAACACCTTATAGTAGTTTGTTATTATTTCATGGTCTAGGTTCAGGTAAAACATGTAGTGCAATAGGTGTATGTGAAGAAATGCGAGATTATATGAAACAAATGGGAATCAATAAAAGGATTATTATAGTTGCGTCAGAAAATGTCCAAGATAATTTTAGGTTACAATTATTTGACGAGAGAAAACTAAAAGAAATAGATGGCATTTGGAATATTAAAGGTTGTGTTGGTAATAAATTAATAAAAGAAATTAACCCAATGAATATGAAAGGTCTCCCTAGAGAGAAAGTTATTAGTCAAATTAAAAATTTAATAAATACTTACTATATATTTTTAGGTTATGTTCAATTCGCAAATTATATTATTAGAACTATAAATAATACAGAAGAAAGCAAAAAAAGTGTAGATGAAGGTAAAAAGAAAATTCAAACTTTCGGTGATAGTAAAATTGAATTGTCTAACAGAGCAATTAATCGATTGAGAAATGAATTTGATGGTAGGTTATTCGTGATAGATGAAGTTCATAATATCCGTAAAACCGAAGATAATGAAAACAAAAAAGTAGCGATAAATCTTGAAATACTTGTTAAGTGTGTTGTTAATATGCGATTTTTATTATTATCAGCTACGCCTATGTATAATACTTATAAAGAAATTATATGGTTATTGAATTTGATGAATACAAATGATAGGAGAGGACGTATTGAACCCAAGGATGTATTCGATAAAAATGGAGATTTTAAAAATGAGGGTAAAGAATTGTTAATTAGAAAAGCAACTGGTTACATTTCTTTTGTTAGAGGTGAAAATCCATATATTTTCCCTTATAGAATTTATCCTGAATTTTTTGCCAAAAACAATACATTTTTTACCATAAAATATCCAAAATGCCAAATGAATTTAAAAGAGATTAAAAATGAAGTTAAAGATGTAAAACCTGTATTAAATTTAGTATATTTGACACAAATCGGTGGATGTAACGATTGTGGTAAATGTCAATATTGTTGTTATAGATATATAATTTATAATTTAAGAAATAAACAATTTTCAATCACAACAAAAACCGGAATTGTGAGAGAAATGCCTAACTTTGAAAATATGGAATCATTTGGTTATACGTTATTACAAACCCCGTTAGAGTCACTTATCATTTCTTATCCTGTTAAAGAATTAAAAAACATTATCAAAGAAATACCTCGTGAAACAAATTGTAAAGAGACAGAAGTCGAAGAAAAAAAGAAAACTAAAAAGAAAAAGAGAGAAGAAATTCAAGAAAAAAAGGATTTACCACTGATAATAAACTACGATACAGAAAGTGAAGAAAAAATAGGTGGTACAATTACTTCAGAATCTACAGAAGAATTTGGCGATAAAATATTAATGCTCGACCCTCATCAATTAACTGGAAAAAAAGGATTACAGAGAATGATGAACTTTAAGGATGATAAGAAAAATTTATTTAAAGGTGACTTCGAATACAACAAATCAACATTAAGTGATTACGGTAAAATTTTCTCTCAAGATGAAATAGGTAAATATAGTGCAAAAATTAAAAATATATTAGATAATATTTTAAATCCTACAACTAATGAAGTATCAGAAGGTATAATATTGATTTATTCGCAATACATTGACAGTGGATTAATACCTGTTGCGTTAGCTCTAGAAGAAATGGGATTTACGAGATTTGGTCAACAAGGAATAAAACCTCTTTTTAAAGATAGACCGACACCTGTAGTTGATGTAAGAACAATGAAAACACCAAAAGACAAAAATGATTTTAAACCAGCGCGTTACTCCATGATAACAGGTGATCCCAGATTATCTCCAAATAACGATTATGAAGTAAAGGGATTAACTAATGAAACTAATAAAGAAGGTCATAACGTAAAGGTTGTATTAATTTCTAAAGCAGGTTCAGAAGGTATTGATTTAAAATTTATTAGACAAGTTCATATATTGGAACCTTGGTATAATATGAATAGAATCGAACAAATTATTGGACGCGCTGTTCGTAATTTCTCTCACAAGGATTTGCCGTTTGAGAAAAGAAATGTTCAAATTTTTATGTATGGAACTATTTTAGATGATAATTTAGAAGAGGCTGCTGATTTGTATGTATATAGAGTAGCAGAACTCAAGGCGATTCAAATAGGTAAAGTCACAAGAGTATTAAAAGAAACTGCTGTTGATTGTATCATTAATCATGAACAAACAAAATTTACTCAAGAAGAAATAAATAAAGTTATTAAAGAACCAATACAACAAGAATTATCTACAGGAATTCTATTAGATAATTTTAAAATAGGAGATGTCCCGTTTTCATCAACATGTGACTATATGGCTGTTTGTAATTATGATTGTAATCCAACAGCAGATATTAATGAAAACAATTTAAATGAAGATACATATAATGAAAACTTTATTATTATGAATTCAGAGAGAATAATACAACGAATTAAAATGTTAATGAAAGAAAGTTTTTTTTATAAAAAAGACGTATTAATTGAATTAATAAGGACACCCAAACAATACCCTTATATCCAAATTTATTCTGCTTTAAATCAATTAGTTGAAGATGAAAATGAATTTATAACAGATAAATATGGTAGAAATGGAAGATTGGTAAATATTGGCGAATATTATATGTTTCAACCAATTGAATTACAAAATAAGAATGCGTCAATATTTGATAGGTCTGTGCCGATTGATTATAAACATAAAATGATTGATTTTAAAATAAATCAAGATATTGTAAACTATGTAATTGATAAAAGAAATTTAATCAAACCTATAATTGGTAAAGAAAAAGATGTGATAAGTCAGGGTAAAATAGTTTTTGATAATATTAAAATAAATTATGATACATGTAATGAATTTGTAAAACAACCTATAGTTCCTCGTGGAGATAAAAATTGGTATAAGCATTGTGGACTCGTTATTAATAGGATGTTTAAAGAATATCCAAACTCAAGTAAATTTTTAGTGGAATATTTAGTGGCTCATATAGTTGAAACATTGTTGTTTAATGAAAAATTAGAATTGATGAATTACATATATTCATTAGAAAATATTGAAAAAGGTACATTTGAAGAGTTTATTAGAAAATACTTTGATAAGAATATTTTAGTTGTCAATAACTCACAAATATATATAATGTATAAATTAAATAAAAAAATGGTAATGGTATTGGAAAATAATGAATGGAAGGAGACTGAACCTGAAGACGAGAGAGAAATAAACGAGGAGTTAAAAAAAATACTTAAAAACAAAGAAAAAAACGAAAATATGTATGTAAAAGTTAAAGAATTATTAGATTTAAACATAGATGATTGTAATGAATTTGTAGGATTTATTGGATATGAAAAAGATAATAAAAATTTAATATTTAAAACAAAAAACATGACATCGAATCGTGATACTGGCGCTATATGTTCTCAAGCAGGTAAAATTAAAACAATGAATTTATTAAATAAGATTATAGGTGAAGAAAAATATACAAATGAAACCACAAAAATTGTTAAAGAAGGTAACAAAATAATACAACAAGCGTTAGGGGAACAACAGTTATGTGTGTTACAAGAATTTATACTTAGATATTTTAATACTATTAAGAAAGATGGTAAAAAATGGTTTTTAACACCCGAAGCAGCTATATCAAATAAGTTATATACAATTTTTGTAAAATAAATATTATAATATTTTAATTTTAATTCATAAATAAAATTGAAATAAAAAATAAATAAAAGATAATATGTATAATATATAATAATGGAAAAACAAATACAACAAAAAAAGAAACGTGAAACTAAAAATTTATCGGTATATTCAAGATGTTTATTGACAAGAAAAGTTGCTTTACCTATTACTGCTATCGGAAAAAATTTAAATGAGACGATTGAAGAAAGTATTAAAGCAACATACGAAGGTAAATGTGTTGTAGAGGGATATATTAAAACTGAATCATCAAAGATAATAACATACTCTAGTGGAATAATTGAACGTGGAAATATTATTGTATTTGATGTGTCTTTTGAATGTGATATTTGTTTTCCTGTTGAAGGTATGCTTATTCAATGTAAAGTTAAAAACATTACAAAAGCAGGTATTAGAGCAGAAAGTGCAACTGAAGTACCTTCACCTATCGTGGTTTTTATCGCAAAAGATCATCATTATAATCAACCGTATTTCAATGATATTAAAGAAGGAGAAGTTATAACTATAAGAGTTATAGGACAACGTTTTGAATTGAATGACAAATATATATCTATTATAGGTGAATTAATTAGAGAGAAAGAAATAAAACAACCAAGTAAACCTAGATTAGTAATTGAAAATGATTAAAAATTTATAAGGTGTAAATAGGTAATATATAATAGGTAAACAAGTGAAATAAAAAATATGCGGTTTATAATGGATGGTTAGAAATTTTTTATATTTATTTTTTATTATTTAAAAACAAATTAATATATATAAATTAATGGAAGCAATCGTATCTACAAATGATATCAATAATTATTCTGTTAGTGAACTAAATTATATACGCGATACAATTCAAAATATGAATAAATTTAATCAAATTGAAGTTTTAAGAATTTTAAGCAAATATCCTGAGGTCATATTAAATGAAAATAAGTATGGAATTCATATTAATTTAACTGAACTAAAAAAAAATATATTAGATGAAATTAATTTATACATAAAATATGTAAATACTCAAGAATCAACGCTTAATTCAATTGAACAACAAAAAGAGGATTACAGAAATACATATTTCGCAAAAGATATTAAAGATATTTAAATATACTTAAATAATGTTGTCATATAATGATGTTTTAAATAAATTACAAGATTATATGTTGGATAATGATAATATAAAAAAATCGTTAGAATTGAAATTTAATTTTAATTCTAAAGATAAGAACGAACACCCTTTAGTTAAACATAAAAATAATAAAATTTATAATGTTAAAAAAAATGATACCATTAAAAGTGATGTAATTAAAAATAATATAATTATACCAAATGAAGAAGATAAACTTTTTTGGTGTTTTTACATCATTAAATATGGCGAAATAAAATATGAAACACTAAATAATAAAAACCTATTAGTGGCGAAACAAATTAAAATAGATTTAGTTTCAGATGTTAGAAAAAATAAAGATACCGTAAAATTATATAAATTTGATACTATTTCAAATATCGAAAGTAATTTAGCGAATGATAATGAATTAAATATTAAAACTTTTTTAACGTTATGCGCTATCAACAATATTAATGTTGTTTATATATCAAAAAAAACATATTACAAATTAGTTATGAATGATAATGATGAGTTTTATTTAATACACGAAATAACGTGTCAAAATAATAAAATAAATTATGGTTTTGAAATTTGTAATAGCGCAAATCTCGAGAATATAATATCAAAATTGTATCAAATCGATAAAATAAATAAACCAATTAAATCTTTATCATCTTATAAAGTAAAGGATTTAATTGATATTTGTAATAAATTAGCAATTGAAAATATCAATAAAGAAAACGGTAATCTAAAATCAAAAAATGAATTATATCAATTAATCGTACAGTATTTTTAAATTAAAAAAAATTGAAGAATAATTTAAAAATATGTCTTATTATATATATAACAATGAGTTCTAATAATCCTATTTTAGAAAGTAATACTGATTTTGGGGACGCTGAATTAAATAAAACATACCAAAGTCTTGATAATAGCACTCAAGAAAAACTTAAAAAATATAGCAAAGACCTACAAATAGAACTTTTAAAAAATATTGCAAATCCTGAACTCAAAAAACTTTATAATTCATTAAGTGATGAAAAAAGAAAAAAAATCGATAAATACAATATTCGCGATAAATATGATTATCTAAAATTATTGTATAAAAAAGAAAAACTTAAAGAACAACCAGAATCAAAACAACGCGACGAAAAAGTGGATGAATTTGTGCCTCTAGATATGCCAGCCAAAGAAATACCACTTTATAGTGTTCCACCTGAATTATTACAAGAAAAGGAAGAATTCTATGAAAATCTAAAAAATGTTGAAATTAAACCTTCACAAGAAAAATTAGATAGTTTGATTAATACTTTTTATAATACAAATCCTTTTATTAAGTCCGCTACAGGTGAACAAGAATTAGAAGTTAAATTCGGAACAAGAGGCGTAAAACAGTTGACACGTGATGATTATGATAATGTTATTAAAAAACTAAAATCGTCTGGTTTCAATGTTGTAGGTGATCCAGTTGGCGAATATTATTTACGTGTTCAATGTGAATATCTCGATAGTACAAGCGGTAAATTTAAATTATCCGATATAAGAACTGAAATAAGTGGATTACATACTATACAAGAGTATTGTAATAGTAATGATCTAGCTTCAATATACAAAAAAAACCCAACATCCATAAAGTTTATTAATAAAAAACTTGCCGTAATTGATAAAGAAGTTATGTATCCACTTGATTTTAATGATTTTAATTTTAGAGTGTCATACAACATGGAAAATAACATTAAAAAAGGAATTGAAAATTTCATTATTTCTAATTGGAAAAAATCAAAAAAAGAATTTAGATTTATTAATCGCGTAAGATTTGTACATAATTTATATCCTTTATACTTTGACATAAGTATTACTAAATTTGGTAATAGGTCACCTGATAGATATGGACGTGAAAATAGAGGTCCTATGTTACGCGTTTACAATATAGATGAATCTAACGTATTCAATAATTCTGAAAATTATGAAATAGAAATTGAAATAAATAATTCACAAATTGGTCCATCTACTAAATTTAATAATCCACGAATAATTGCTAATGTTCTTAGAAAAGGAATAAAGATGATTTTATCTGGTCTTCAAAACACTAATTATCCCATTTCTTATCCAGAACAAAAAGAAATTTTAGATTCATATTTGAATTTAATTTGGAGAGATGAGTTAGACCAAAATAAAAATATCACAAGTAAATATTTTATTGGTCCAAATTCTATAACTCTACAATTGAAAAATATTGCTCAAATAGATGAGAATTCAAATGAACCTAACATAAGAAAAGATTTTGTTGTCACTGAAAAAGCAGATGGTCAAAGACATTTGATGTATATATCAAATGACGGTAAAATATATTTAATTAATACTAATATGGAAATATTGTTTACAGGCGCTAAAACTACTGATAGAGAATGTTTTAACACTTTGTTAGATGGTGAACTAATTTTACATGATAAAAATGGTAAATTTATAAATTTATACGCTGCGTTTGATATATATTACATAAAAAAAGAAGATGTAAGGTCGTATACTTTTATGATGATTGATTCTGAGAAGGATAAATATAAGTGTAGATATAATTTATTAAAATATGTAGAATATAATTTACAACCAGTTTCTGTAGTTAATAACCAAGATAAAATAGAGAGAAAATTGAGTTCGAATCAAAATATTATTTCACCAATTACATTTAAAGTTAAAGATTTCTTCCCAAATGGAGCAAAACAAACTATATTTGATGGGTGTAATACTGTTTTGCAAAAAGAAAAAGAGGGACGATTTGAATATAACACTGATGGTTTAATATTTACACATGCGTTTTATGGTGTAGGTTCTAATGAAATAGGTAAATCTGGACCAAAAACTAAAATCACATGGGAATATTCATTTAAATGGAAACCTCCACAATATAATACTATTGATTTCTTAGTGACTACATTAAAAGACGCAAATGGTAATGATGTAGTTAAATCATTTTATGAAGAGGGAACAAATAATTATAAGAGTGTTCAATATAGTGACTATAAAGTGCTTGAATTAAGGTGTGGATTTAGCGAAAATAAAGATGGTTTTATCAATCCATGTCAAGATATTATTGACGATAAATTGCCTAGTTTTGTACAACGTTTTGAAGATTCTTATGAGAATGATTATATTCCTATGAGATTTTATCCAACCGAACCATATGATCCAAACGCAGGTTTGTGTAACATAATGTTAAGGTCTGATGGTTCTGGTGGACAAAAAATGTTTTCTGAAGAAGATGAAGTATTTGAAGATAATACAATTGTTGAATTTAGATATGATTTTACAAAAAATGAAGGATGGAGATGGATACCATTACGCGTAAGACATGATAAAACTTCCAAATTAAGAAGAGGTGAAAAAGAATACGGAAATGCTTATAAGGTTTGTAATGAAAATTGGAAATCAATACATCCGACTGGTAAAATAACAGAGGATATGTTATCGACAGGTTTAGATATACCAAGTATATCGGTTAGTGAAGATGTCTATTATAATACTCCTTCAGGAAAATTCAAGACAGACGCTATGAAAAATTTCCATAATTTGTATGTCAAAAAGAAATTAATTTCTGGCGTCTCGAAACCAGGTGATAATTTAATTGATTTCGCTTGTGGCAAAGCAGGAGATTTACCTAAATGGATTGCTTCAAAATTATCGTTTGTCTTTGGTATAGATATTTCTAAAGATAATTTAGAAAATCGTATTGATGGAGCGTGCGCTAGATTTTTAAAAATGAAAAAATCTTATAAAAATGTTCCATATGCGTTATTTGTTAACGGAAATAGCGCTTATAATATTAAAGATGGAAGTGCTATGTTAAATGAAAAAGCAAAACAAATAACTGCTGCTGTATTTGGAAGAGGGTCACATGATTCCGAAAAAATAGGTCGAGGTGTAGCGAGACAATATGGTAAAGGCGCTGACGGTTTTAATGTTTCATCATGTCAATTTGCTATACACTATTTCTTTGAAAATCCAGATACACTAAAATCTTTTATGAAAAATATTACTGAATGTACAAAACATAATGGGTATTTTATTGGAACTTGTTATGACGGTAAATTAGTTTTTAATGAACTTAAAAAAGTAAAAACTGGAGATAGTATTAAAATTATTGATGACGGAAAGAAAATTTGGGAAATAATAAAAGGTTATGGTTCAGATACATTTGATGATGATTCAAGTTGTATTGGTTACAGAATTGATGTTTATCAGGAATCTATTAATCAAATTATTTCGGAATACCTAGTTAATTTCGACTATTTAAATAGAATTATGAGCGCTTATGGTTTCGAATTAATTAATAGAGAAGAAGCGTTAGAATTCGGTTTACCAGATGGTTCGGGATTATTTAGTGAGATGTTTTTAAATATGTTAGACGAAATTTCTAAAAACAAATTCGCCGCTAAAAATTATGAAAAAGCCCCATATATGACAACTATTGAAAAAAAAATCTCGTTTTTAAATAGGTATTTTATTTATAAAAAGATAAGAAACGTTAATGTTGATAATGTTGAACTTGAATTAGGTGAATATAGAGAAACTATTACTGAGAGAATTAATAAGATGGAAACTATTGAAGCAGAAGAAATTGCTAGAGAAACCATAAAGGAAACGAAACCAAAAGTTAGAAAATTAAGTAAAAAACTATTACTAGTTGCTGCGACAGAAGCAATTGATGAACCTCAAGTAATTGAAACAACTAAACCGAAAAAAAAATCTAAAAAAGTAACAAAACCAAAGAAGAACGATGTTGTAGTACCAAATAAGGAAAATATTATAGTAATGTTAGAAAGCGATGAAGAAGATATATAAATTTATAAAAATTATAATATACTTAAACAAATTTTATAATATATATTAGTAAATGAGTTTTTTTATATTGCCAAAAAATAATAATAATATCATTGTTTCTCCGTCAGACAGTAATAGTGAATGTGTTCCATATATATCACAAACTTTTCATAATTATTATAATGATTTAATGGTAGAAATAAATTCTATTTCATCAGACCAATCGTATAATGAATTGAATAAAATTGTAAATCCATATGAATATATATATTCAAAGGTTCCTGGTTCAAATTTTTCAGTCAGTAAGTTAAAACCAAAAACAAATACTTTTTACGATTTGTTAGAAATATTTAATTTATTAAATATTTTTGATAACTTTGATACATCTATTAATTCAATCCATTTTACACCATGTTATTTAGATTCTGTAGAATGTCATGAAATGTTGAGAGAAACACACGAAGACAATATTTTATATTATGATAAAATAGATTATCCTGTTATAAAAGAACTAAATGATACAAAATTTGACTTTTTATTATTTGAAACTGAATGTGGAAGTAATTTAAAAGAATACATTACGTCGCTAATTCAAATATTGATAATAATTTTAAAAAATCAATCCAATAGAGGAATTTCTATTATAAAACTGAGTCATACTTTTTATAAACCAGTTATAGATATTTTATATTTTTTAACCTCGATATACGACAAAGTCTATATATTAAAACCTAACGCAAATAATATAACATCATTTGATAGATTTATTGTGTGTAAACAATTTATAGGAAATAATGAAGACATAGTAAATTTACATAAAATAAATTGTTATAATTTATGTTTGTTTTTGAATAAACTAGGTAATAAATATATTAGTTCCATTTTAAATTATGATATACCATATTATTTTAAATTAAAAATAAATGAAATAAATATAATATTTGGACAACAGCAATTAGAAGCGTTTGATTTAATCATTAACTTAACAAAAAATAGAAATAAAGAAGATAAAATTGAAAGTATTAAAAAAAGTAATATTCAAAAATCAGTATTGTGGTGTGAAAAAAATAAAATCCCTTGTAATAAATTTACAGAAAAAATAAATATTTTTTTACCAATAAACAACGAAAATAATTAAATTATAATTTATTTGGTTAAAGTAAATTATGATTCTATAAGTTAATACGCTTTAGAACCTGTAGTTGTATTGTATGTGTTAGGTGATTGAGAGAAATGATTCGTATTAAAGACTGAACCAGGATAATATCTGTAAGTTCCTGGAGCAGAAGAAGGTATTCTATAACTAGGCATTGATTTATAAAAACAATTCTTTTTATTTTGAAATTGTCCTGATTGAGAGAAATTGAGTGGCCATGGTGTATTACAAGTAGGCGCTTTATTTTTATATAAATTAACATGTGCTGGGTCAATTCCAGCGTATAATTGATTTGCATTTACTAAAAATTGTCCAGTATTATTGTTATTCTGTAGTGAAGCAGCGTTTGTAGATATGGTATCAACATTTAATTTTAGATTTCTTGTAGAACTATCTACCGCTCCTTGTTTAGCGTATTGATAGTTATTTGGTTTATAAACAGTAAGTTGACATCCAGCGGGGTTAGTAGGACCTGATGGAGGCATACCCCAATATGGATTATTAATGAATTCCTTAAAAACGTTATTGGCTTCTTCTCTCTGTGGTTCAGAAAAACTTTGAATCCAATTAAAAAATCCAGTAATTGAATTAATGCCTGTTGAATTAAATGTATCAACCTCATTTTGATCGATAATATTTTTTTCAAGCATCATAGCGAGCATCTGATAGATAAACGCTAGTTCGCTTCCTTCATAAAGTTGTGTATTTAATTGACAATTGGCTAAATAAGTATTTGATAATGTTAGCGCTAATGGACTTCCAGGTTTAGGAGCATTATTTCCATCTACAGAAATGTAGTAGGGATTATTCTGATAAATACCATCAGGTGAATTAGTTTTATAAGATAAAAAGTTAAATGCTTTTTGGTCATAAGTTTTACATCTATTTTGTAAATATTGTTTAGTTGTTGTATAATAATTTTTATTTAAATTAGTGCTGGCGTATATGGCTCTTCGTTTTGCTTTATATTCCGGATTACAACATAGCACAGAATTAGTTGTATTTGGTTCGGGGTTTTCGGTTAAATAGTTTTTATTAGGGTAATAATCTGCTACGATTCCTATTCCTTCACAAGTATTACAATTTGTATTTAATTGTGAAACCCCATCTGTTTCATTTATGGGATTTTCTTTAACTATATAAGCACCTGGTTTATCCTGCATATCGTTTAATAATCCTGAACCACCAAAACCTCCTCCAAGTGAAGTTCCTTTACTAGATTTAACAAATCTATTAAGATTATAATTTATTAAAGAATTTTCATCAATAGAAATCTTTATAGAATTATTATGTGGGTCAACCCCATTTAAATTAGGGACTCCTGTTATTGGTTGAGGAGGAATTACTCTACCTTTTCTAAAATGTTTAATCGGTCTTGGTAATCCAAATCCGGTTTGAAATACATTCCCAGGATCATTATTTGTTAAAGGTCTTATATGTCCAGGCGCTGTGCCAACTGGATTACTATTGACACCAGTTCCTTTCCATGTTATGTATTGTTTATTATAATATGTGCTTTTATGATTGTAACCTGAAGCGGGCATAGAATTCATTCCTAATGGATATACTGCTGTTGACATTTATAATATTATGAAAGAAAATAAAAAGTAATATTATATATATTAATGTTCTCTCTGGTAAATATATTGATACTATTTTTTATTATATTAATTTGTTATCAAATAATTTTAGCGAACAATATAATTGAAGGTTTAGATAATAAAAGTAGTGGGACTAGTAGTGGCACTAGTAGTGGCACTAGTAGTAATAAAAGTAGCGCTACAAGTTATCAATCTTATGATACTAATAATCCGTCTAACGCCCTAATTCTTGCTCAACAAAATGCTGGAAATATAGAATTTATTAAACAACAATTAGAATCAGTACAAGGCATTGATAAACAAGTCCAAGATTTAAGTGGGAATGTAGAAACATTACAAGATCAGGTAAATGGATTGATTC